AGGAAGATGACGAAGAGGAAGAGGAAGAACTGACCGGTGAAGACCTTGCAGAAATGGACTTCGAAGAACTGGAAGATGTTTGCGACGACAAAGACCTCGAAACTGACCCGGACGACTTCGAAGAAGACGACATCGAAAAACTTCGCAAGGCAATTGCCAAAGAACTCGGTCTCAAATTGCCGGCAGCAAAGAAAGAATCCAAAGGGAAAGGTAAGAAAGGGAAGAAATAATCTATTATCTTTCAAAGGTTACGAAGGTGGGCTATTGCTTTAGCCCACCTTTACCAGAAATCTCATTCTATTAATTAAATAAACTAAAAGTTATGGCAACTAAGAAAAAAGAAGACTCTAAGAAAAAGGGTACAGAGAAAGTAAAGGACGAAGCTAAAGAAGCAAAACGTAAGGCAAGAATGGAAGCCTTGAAAAATCGTCCTGCAGAACAACGCCCAAACAGTAAACAGATTGATGTTATCAAAATCAACGAAAAATCCGAAGTTCGCAATTATGGTTATGCAGTAAAGAACAAAGAAGGCTATCAGGGAGTAGTGGTAACATCGGTTCTGGTCATCGAGGGAAAACCCACAACTACATCAGTGACTTTCGTTCCGGGTAATTTAACCGTTAAGTCTAAAAAGGGACACGGAATCATTTGCAATCCGAAGTCTAAAAAAGACAAAGAGGAAGCAGGAGATTCCGAAGATTAACGGACTCATATAGCGAGTACATCGCTAATGGTTTGCATAGTTTATTAGTATTTCAAAAAATTACATTGGAAGCCAATTGCCTGGGATAGGTAGTTGGCTTTATTTATTTTAAGGCCTATGGAATCATACAAAAAGGATATCAGAAAGAATATTACTATCCTCGCATTGGATAATCTTATTCAGAATTATACTAATGCACTAGAAGATAAGAATATGAACCCTCCCTTATCAAACGAAGAAAGGGAATTAGCTGATTTAATAATTAAAGAGGCTAAAGAGATGCTAACGGAAATTGCTGTAGAAAATACTAACCATATAATACCGAGACCAAAATGGAAATGACAGTAAGAGACATTATTCAAACTCTACAACAGTTAATCAAGGATAGAGACTTCACTATCTATCAATTACAAGTTGCTCAGAGACAAGGTAAGAGAGGATATGCCCAAAAATATGCTATTCACTTAAAGTATGTTAAGAATCGGATTAAAGACCTCTCTGATAAATTAGAGAAGAAACTAAAAGGCACTATCTCTACAGTTAAGTACTGTTATCATAACGGATGTGGTGGATTGGTTACTGTAGAACAAGAATTTGTGAATCTATCTGAACAAGAGATACGAGATATAATGGAAGTTCAGGCCATTATACATAAAATGGATATAACTATCCTAGAAATTAAGGAAATCCCTACCCAGGTTAGGATTATATAACTATGGATAATTACTAAGGAAATTTTAATCCACTTAAAAATTAAAGACATGAAGAAAGACAAGAAGAAGGCTAAACCGGTTAATAAGACTCCGGAGCTTTCAAAAGCAAAAAAGGCATTGGATGCTTATCTTAAAGAAAACAAGTTGGACCCTCAAAAGGACTGGACCAAAGACAAGAAACACGGTAAGAAGGTTACCGAACTTGTTAACAAGCTCAACAAGGAACGGGACAAAGTCGCTGCCGAATATCCTGAAAAGGATTTGAAGAATGAGGCTAAACTCGTTAAGATGAAAGAGAAGAAGAATGCCGAAAAGACTGAAAAGAAAAAAGAGGAGAAGGAAAAAGCTTCTTCAGGTAGAACGGTAACGAAATACGATTATCCTCTCATCGATGGTCGGGAAATGACTTCCGATGAAAAGAAAAAATATCGTACCGAACAAAGAAGACTCGCTGCTGGCAAAGCTCCAAAGGAAGAAAAACCGAAAGAGGAGAAAACCGAGAAGGTAAAGAAGGAAGAAAAAGAGGTTCCGGCAAAGAAGGACAAAAAGGCCAAAGACAAAAAGAAAAAGAAGGCCGTCAAAGAAGAGGATTAATTCCATAATCAATATAAATATTCGTTAATGATGTAAAGGCCTGAGTATTCCCATAGTACTTGGGCCTTTTTCTTTTAAAAGATTAAATACATGGAAGAAAAAATATATAAACCCAAACTTCGTATCACAACTCTCGAGGAAAATGGCTCTTACATTCAAGATAGATTGGTAGATGCCTATACCGAGATGAATTCAGGTCCCAAGGTACAACATAATGGACCTATAAGAATAGAAGTTACTCTTACTTGTAAACAAGATGTAGAGAACTTTAAGACTTACTTAGATAGATTGGTAGGTAACCTACCTATCAAAGAACAATCCGTAGGCAGAGGTAGACCATCAACTGGTAGTAAACAATTAACTGAATCACCAAGAGAAGACATACTGGCAGATGTAGAGAAAATGGCGAATGAAGGAAAGAGCCAACAAGAGATTATTAAGTATCTAAGGGAATTAGGATTTGTCTTTATTCTTACAGAAGACTTTCTTTTTCACTTTCCAGGATTTGAGTTCAATCTTAAGGACGTGGGAGAAGCAACGGATAATAAACAATATCCGAATTCGTACTCTTGGATGGCAAGATGTATCAAACGAGCAAAGGACCCCAAAGCAGATAAATTTGACCCAATGGTCATCTTCGGTTTCAGCATCCTTGGTGGACCTTCAAAGAAAATTATTCCATACCTATATAAGGAAAGAAAGAAACCGTTAAGGGCCTCTGTTGGTAAAAAGACAATCTCCTTCTCTCAAGCAGAATTCACCAAGTTCCCAAAATATCAACTTGAAGAAGAACGATTGAAATTCTCTGCCGAGATGAGGCAATTAATGACCAACCCAGAAAAGAAACCTTCAAAATTCTTTTTACGTTGGGCTCCAGATGTACTGTTATCTCCTAATGCCTACGAGGCTCTTAAGAGATTAAATATTAAGTTTGCAAATGACCACCCAAAAGGATAACCTATCTAGGTTTACCATACTAAAGATCCTCAACCTCAGTTTATTATAAAAGTGTATTATTATATAAAATAAAATTCTTATATTTGTATAACGAAAAATTTAATAAAATGGATTTAGAAACCAAAGAGGTAGTAAAGAACATTGCTCAGATTCAAATTGAGGCTCTTACTAATATCCTTAACAACCTGGATAATACGGAACCCGATTTACTCAGAAAGTTATTACAGATAACCGATGACGATATTAGGGAATCATTAATTGCCCACATCCAGGTTTACAAAGAAATATTGGAAATGCCTCAATTGATAAAAACCTTACCTGAATACCAGTTATTCGTTTGCTCCCACATTCTATTCAGAATGGAAGACGAATGGATACCGGACAATTCTCAAGGAGTATATGGGACATGGGCTTTACTCCAAACGGAAACAAAGAAATTCCATCCGGAACTAACACTAATATTTTAATTTAATTATGGACAAAAACGAATATTTAGAAGCAGTTGAATTGAACACTGGAGTTGAAATGATTCCTTGCGAATCATCTAACATTGAAGGCTATGGCTATGACTCCAAGAATAAACAACTTTGGATTGCCTTTAAGAACAACAAAGTTTATCATTATGATGGTGTACCCTATGAAGTCTACAACGAATTACACTTAGCAGAATCCAAGGGTAAATACGTTTCTTCTAACATCAGGAATAAATTTAAAACTACAGGCTATGAACTCAGGTCTTAGAAAATTACCCATCATAGGGCTAGCAGGATTTATCTTAATCGGGATAGCTTTTGGCTCAAAACCTAAAGCTACATCGAACGAGGCAAATCCTGCTTCGTTGTTCTGGGCAGGTTTACCTACACCAGAATCTCAAGGTTATAATATTACCTTTGAATCGGAACCTAATCAACCCAAATCATTAAAGGATTCTATTAAAGAGATGGCAAATAGGTTGGGTAAAAGAATCTACGAATATATTGTAGAAACAGAAATAATCCCAGAGAATCAAATCTATCAGATAAGTAATTCTGGATACCAGCAATATGAAGTAACTAGAAAGGGAGTAGGTTATTCCTATACTGTAGTTAAATTTTATACAGATAAGAAACTAACCTATCAGGATGCCATTAAATATGCCGAAAGACATCCAGAACATTGCATACCTATAATTCCTGCACCTAAAGAGAAAAGCGAACTAGATTATTACAACGAGAACCTGGACGAATACCTTTCAGACCCAGAGAATGAAATCGATTTTGTACCAGAGATCTTCGACTTCCTAGCCGATTAACCTCAGCTATTGAAAAATAAATAATAAATTTGTTTGCTATTAAAAATAAAGTTCTTATATTTGCAATGTGATAATTAATTAACTATTTAGTCATTTTAATATAGACGTTATGAAAAAGAATGAATCAAAGGTTGCTAACCTTATCAGTAACAAAGTTGCTCAACAGTTAGAAGGAATTAAGGATGCTACATCCAAGTCTAAAACTCCCAAAGCCAAAAAGACTAAGGCTCAATTGGTAGAGGCATCAAAGGATGCTGCTAAGGAATTTGCCGATGCTAAATTGGTTCCACTTAAATCCGAAGACCAAACCTTAAAAGGTAAATCCAAAAAGGAACAGGTTATCAAGGAAGTAGAAAAACAACAGAAACCATCCATTATTGAAAAGGTAATCTCAAATCGGGAAGTAAAATACGTATACCCAGATGATATCACAGATACCCTGGCCCGGAAGAAATGGAGACAACAAACTCGTAATGAACTCCATAGACTTGAACGGGAAATGTTCCGTATCAAGGACCAAAACTCCAAGGAGTTCAAGAAAGCTGCTAAAGCTTATGAGGACTTTCGTAATAAGGTTCTCAAACCAGAACAAGTTGCATAGATATTATCTTTCAAGGAAGTCATGCTTAGTTCATTAGGTTTACCAGAGCCTCCCGGATTAAGTTATGGCTTCCTTTCACCATTAATACTCGTATAATGGATTATACTATATTCTCCGCCAAGGAGATGTTAAAGCAGGACAAGGAATTAGTGGAGTTACATAAGAGATGTGTAAAAACCTATCTAGTACAACGTTCACTAAAGCATGCTAAGATTAAGAAGTTCTTTATTGTATACGACTGGTATATTAATCCCAGTAACGTGAGGAATTTCTTTTTCAGGCCAGTACATTTATTTGTGCAGGCATTACTCTTGGGACAATTAGACGAAATATCAGATTACATAGAAAAAGACAACAATGGTAAGAAACGTAAGAAAAGAAGACATAGAAAAGGTTGATGTAGAATACATCAAAGGTAAATACCAGTATAAAAAATCCTATGGTACCATCAGTAGAAAGAATCATAGAATCCTTTTCTCTGGTCCAGTAGTTGATTTACAACCTGCCTTAGAGAATATCCGGTCATTGGTAAGAACTCCAGAAAACCGAATCTCAACAGAATCTCGGAGAAAACTAAGGGCTCTTGAAGAAAAGGCTTCCAACCTTAATAACTTCAAGGACCAAGGTATAACCCACATAATCATATACAAATGTTTGGAAATATAGTCAAAGACTTATACATAGGTAAATCAAAGTTGATAATAAAATGTAATCAAAGAGAATTACCGCAAACCACCTTAGTAATGGATGTATTACAACCTACAGGTTTTACTGGTAATATGCCAGATTATGGTACTTATGGTAATTTACTTACTACTGGTGAGTTTGAAATAACCCCTGTGATGCCTAAACATAGACTTTATGTTACGGGTATACCAAAAGGGGCAATCCTTGATAATTTTCGGATTAGAAGGGTTTATTGGTCCTCATACTATGAGGACGATATAAGGGGATACTTATTTCAGATAACTGATGAATATCCTAAGTTGATAATTGCAAAATAAAGTTATATGGAAGCCATAGATTACGTTAAACAGTTTAAACTCGACCAAGAGAATTATGACTTTAAAAGGGAAGAGTTTATTTCCGAACTTGGTAAAGAGTTTCTAGAATATTGCCAAACTACTACCATTGGCATTAACTCGGAGACCAAGTATATATATTACTACCGGTTCAAGGAGATAGTGAAGAATTTCCAAGAAAAGTTCTGGAGTATTTCAAAGCTAAAGATAGGAGAACCATTCTCGGAGAAGTTATGGAATGCCTTCTTTGCAACCCAGGTAGTTCCTTTAAGGAAAAGATTATTCCCCGAAATTCAGAAGTTTATCGAAGAAAGGAAAATGAATAACCTCGATAAACAAGACAAATTACCATCGGACCGTAAAAGGGGCAATTATGGCAAAAGAAATCCTAGACCTACACGGAAATAAATTTAAGGCCGGAGATTATAAACTTAGCCTTGAAATTCCGATAGGTAAATGTGACAAATTAATATTCACCCGGGACCACATCTCGGGTGAAACCTTTAATTTGTTTGTGAAAGGTAAAATCTATAAGGCCTATTTCTATAACCTTAGTATCAATTGCTATGTATGTTATAAACTAGAGCTAATAGGTTATGATGAATCTAAAGATATAAGAAAGGCTTATTTGTATGGCAAAAAAAGATAAAATAGTAAGATTCCCACGTCCTCTGGGTACTACTGCAATGATACTCGAATATCAGAAAAGTGGTAATCCAGAGGATTTGATTAAGGTACAGAATTACCTTATTAATCAATGGCTTTTGGGAAATGGAGTCCTATGTGGAGTGACTTATGATATCAATTCATTCTCTAACAGATTAGGGATTGATACAGAGTATGTACGTATCTTTATGAGAGATAGATTATTATCCTCTAAGATTTGGGATAGAGATAAACAAGAAGAATTACTGCAAGCATTAATGGGAGAACAACTAGCATGGGCCTTAGAGGACCGTATGGAAATATCTCATCAACTTCAGATATTAAGGGATTCCCAGGGAGGTAAATATACTCCATTTATATCCGCTGAGGTAAATAAGACATTGAAGCTTAAACTGGAATCCTCTACATCCTTGCAATCTATTATCCGTAATCTTACAGGAGGCAATACAACCAATATATTCAATCAATTCAATCAACAGAATAACCTTGGTGCTCCAGTAGATACCATCTCTATAGAGGAGGCAAGAACAATTGTATTAGAATCTCAGAAGGTTCTATCTAAGACTGAAGAGGCCAAACTATTGGAAGAGAAGTATGACATCAATAGCCTACCTGAAGTAGTAGCTACCAAGCAAGAAGGAGTAGATACCTCTAAAGAAGGACTTAATCTGAACAAGAAAGAACTTAATCAGATTACGGATAATTATAAGGCTGCAATGGAAGTATCCTCTAAAGAACATCATGAATTGCGTAGGGAGATAGAAATGAGGATTGACCCAGATGAGGAAGACCCAGAAATGGATAGGTACTTGGATGAGGAAATAATAGAAGCAGAAGAAGTTCCTTCAATTGCATCATCATTCCTTAACAAAAGACGATAACTAAAGAGGCTACCTACTATTGGTGGCCTCAGTTGTGTATATACAGATTTGCATATTAAAAATAAAAGAATTATATTTGCATATCAATTTTAAAAATAGACAAAAATATGGAAACATTCAACCAAGAACACAAGGAGACTAAGATTAAGAACATTAATCAGGGTACTTACTTTAGACTCAAACCCTCGGATACTGCACCAGTATGGGTCAGAGGAAAATATAACCGTTTAGCTGGTAAATACTCCTGCTGGAAATTCGATGATACTAATCATGAAAAACTCATGAAAGGTTCTCAAACCGTATATATTAACTTTACATTTTAACAACATGTTCAAATTCTTCAGAAAGAAAAAGAAACTCAGAGTCATCAAATGCTCTGACTTCATTAAGTTAAGACAAGTAGAAGGCTTAGAGAATTGCTATAACATTACTCTTAGCAGTTATCTTCAAACCTTTCAAGGTAGAGTACAAACATTGCTCAATGAGTTTCATATCTATGATGACCGTATCTGGGTAGAGGCTTACAGGGAATATCAACGACATTATAAGGTATATGATAGAGTACCAGACTTATTACTTTATAAGATACCGGTACTATTTGCTATGTCTTATCCGGGTATAGAATCTCGAACGGACAAAGAATTTGCTTTCAGATACTATATACCTGACCAATCATTTTATGAGGGTATGCCCTCTGAGTTCCAGTTGAATCCGGAGATAGAAGATAACTTCAAGAGTATGTATTCTAAGGTATATGGGTATTTACCAGAAGGAAAAGTAACCATAGATGAATACATACAGATTATCAGATTCAATTACTGCAAGAACTGGTATGTGCTTTGGAATAATCCCAAGGCTATTCGTAATTACTTTGATGAATGTATGGATATCATCAGGTCCTTCGTAGATGATGAATGTATGGTAACAGTAACTAATATCATTACCAGATGTGCCGAAGAGATGAAAGAGAAATTACAAACCCTCAAAAATAATAGAGATGAACAAATTTAGATTCAAAGTATCTACCATGTTAGAACAGGTAGAAGACGATTACATTAAATTCGTGGGAGATAATTATGGTGTAAACCGAGATGAGTTTCTTAGAGACTTCAGAGCCAAACTTAATCTCGAAAGTCATCATATATCTACAGTACATGCTGAATTAATTGAGTATGAACCAAATCGTATCATTATTCAGACTTCTAAGTATAATACCGTTGCTAAGGAATACAAAGACCATTATCTTTGGATATTTACTAATAAGGGTGACAGAAAGTACGACTGGGACTTAAACAGATTCCGGGCTCTGCCTCAGTAATTTAAAGATAGATTATTAATTTGTTTGCAGATTGAAATATTATTTTTATATTTGTACATGAATTAATAATCTATCAAAATTTTATAACTATGCAAACCAAGTATTACTTATCATTCGAACAAGTTGGAATCATTAGACGTATTCCACTTAAGGAACAGGACCCCGATATGCAGGGAATCTTAGATGCCTTTATCAAAGCCTTCAGAATCGCTAACGAATTGGGAGATGAGGAAGAAGTTACTACTCCAGACTTAATCAATTCTCTTAACCATATTGATGACATTTACATTGATACAGTAGAGATTTACGAGGACGGATTCGAAATGATTGAACAGAAAGTACCTCTAGGAGATGCTAGCAAATGTGTAAGGAACCTCTTACAGATTATTCAATACAACGATGCTTTTGATTTAGCTGCTAATAATCTTGCTCTTGAGATTAAGAACAGCGTGAGATTCCATTGGAGACAACTTAACCCAGGTTCTTCAACTCCTGAACCTGAGTTCATAAATCAATTCTACGAAGAAGTAATTAACCGTTTAAAAACAAAAATATGAAAACAACAACATCTAAATCCTCCATCCAGAACTTAGAAGAGGTACTTCAAAGATTCATTGCTAACAAAAACACTTTCTCCCTCTGTAATGGAGAAAAGGAAAACCTAAAGGCTAACTTATACGAGTTACTTAGTAAGTTATATGATAACTATCAACTTGCTTGCATTGATATCAATCAAATCTGGGTATACGAAACTTGCTATTATACATTTACATTTGAAAGCCTGGTTACAGTAGACCGACCAAGAGAAAACATCATTGCCGATGGCTGCATACGATTTATGCAAAACTTTACCGATGGTGATGGACAATTTATATCATTCACCAAGCTAGACAGAAACAATTGGATTTATCAACTTAACTTCAGAATATCATGAATGAACAAGAATTAAAAGAACTTGCCTTACAATTGCATAAGGCACAAATACAAGAATATCCCTGGGTCTCAGCAGACCCAGAGGATGCTGAATCCTACATTAGGACTTATGGAGATACTAACGTACACTTGTACTATGATTATTTACTTGCTAATGGAATAGGAGAAGTGGAGGAATAATTATGAAAATCAGAGCTATTTTAGAAACAGAAACCATGGACCCTGACTTCAGGGAACCATTCTTAAATGGAATGCCCATTGATATCACTGAAGCATCTTTTGATAGGATTGTACGATATGCTTCAGGATGTACGGATGTCCAACAACCAGATGTGATTGCTATAGTCATTCAACATGCTTTGGATAATCTAAAAGAATTATCCCAATTATTAGATAACTGTAACGGTACTACACAAATGAGAGTACTTATCCCAGTATCTATCTCTGCCCTTACATTTACCAGACAATATCAGGATACACTTAAGAGGGTACTAAAAGATAAGATTAAGGGAACACTAGATGGCCTACCTCAAGAACAACGTGCTGCACTTCTTAATGAAGTACTCAATGAAACCTTAAACGAAGGTTCTCTTAATGACGATTAACCAGTTGTTTTCATATCTATCCAAGAGGCAGGACTCTAACCTAACTAAGAGCCTGCTTCTACCTCAGTTATATTTGCATATTATTTATTTTATTCTTATCTTTGTAGTAGATAAAAATTTAAGTATTATTTAATTTTAAAATAGACAACAACATGGTAAACATTTACAAACTCACCAACCTACTGGAAGCTGGGATGACAATATTCCAACTCAATCAATGGAAAGAAGAAGGTATTTGGTATCCAATTACCCAATATAAAAAACCTTCTAACGAAATTGAGGTAGTAACCAATCTATTTGTACCCGATGCTAAGAAATTTCATATTCAGTTATCTGCAAACTATGACCCTGAAGAAATTCAGGCCTGGGATGAATTTCTTGAAAAAAATCAATGGAAACTTTACCCATTACTCAGGGATCTCATGAATATATTTCTCCCATCCCATGAATCTGAATATCAATTCTTTTATACCAAGTTTCCAAAGGGTTTTATATCAGTAATTGCTCAACCAATATAACCCAATGAAACCTAATCTTATCCTGATACTGGTATATGGGAGGAATATCCTAATTATGGGTGCCTCCCAATACCTTGCTAGTGAAATAGAATTAACTTATGAGAATACCTAATTGCTTAATATTAATGGTATGCTAGTACAAGGGAAATTTCTTATATCCTTCGATGTACAAGGAATAGGGTTTTGCGAAGAATTAATTATAGCCTACAGGACTGAGGAGCTAACTCCGTATCTTAGGTACCCAGCAGTTAAGCTTAACCCCAATCATCTGCACGTATACCAAACTAAGCAACTCTTAAGAGAACTTCTAAGAATGCCTTATACAGATATTCAAATCATAGATTTAATACCCTTATCATGATACAAATACCCAGAGTACAATAACCAACTAAAACATTACGGAAAATGAAACTAAAAATCACAACCTTAGTAATCGTAGAGGGTAATCAAGTAGAAAACATATACCATTCACTAGAAGATAACCAAGACAAGGCTTATCAGGACCTTATAAACCAAGTAAATGCTACCTATGGCGATGGAGGAGTATTACAATTCAAAAACAGAAAAGGAAATGATTACCATATATCACATACTCAAGGCAATAGGGGCAATATACATTACCTACCAACTGATACAGAACGAAAAGCGATACACCAAATATAAATCTACCCACCCCACCACCAAAAGAAGGAAATACCTATTCATATTAGAACAACTCCTATGGATACTAAACCTAATAGCCTATTACATAATCCTACACATAATCCAATACTACTAACCCACCCCACCAAACAAAAACAAATATTAAAATAAATACTAAGGCCCAGTATAAAACAAAATCATACTGGGCCTAACTATGTAACACATAACCTAACTAAGATACACCTAATAACCTTCAACCTAATATAATACTAATCAATATACATAATACAATCTACTTTTGGGGCCTTCCGGGGGTTGCGGATTTTGAAGTAGGGGATTCAGGCCATATCCAGGGTACTATACGTACATATACCCCAGAGCTATCTAACACATCAGTCTCAAGGTCCTAAGGCTATATAACCAATTGCCTAAAAGGCACCTAATAATGGCCTTTTGGGGTACCTAAATCCGATAAATCCTAGACCCCTAATGGCCGCTTTTTATATAAAATTAGGTACCTTTTTTTGTCGGATTGGGGCCCCTAAATTTAATAAATCCGAGGTAATTTTAGGCCATTCAAGGTACCTAAAAACTAGTAACTATGTTATTAATGGCCCTTGTAATTAGTTAAAAAGAAATTTTAGATTGCTAGAAGAGATACTTCTTTTGAGAGAGTACTGATAGAGAGATACGTAATATTAGTATTAGAGCTCTAATACATTATCCATTATGGGCCTCAGTAGGATTTATAAAAATTGATTAGGATTTGCATATCTAAAATATTATATTTATATTTGCAATGTGATAATAAACAAGAATATTAATTTTTAAATCCTATATCCTATGAGTAGTATTAAACCCAACTTAGTTAAAACTTGGTTCACTAAAAACCAGGCAATCCTAAACATTGATTCTCAGGTAGATGAGAAAGGAGTTCTTGAGTATCTTTCCTTCCTAATAGACGAAGGGTATCTACACATCCCAGAATTTACATTCAAGGCATATAATTGCTCAGAACTAGCTCCCGGTCGTATAGTACATAATTTCTATTATGAACTCTCTAATAGAACTCTTACAGGAGCCCAAATAAACTCTATACTTGCAGAATGTCCTTTACTATTCGATGATGGTTCTCAACCTAAGCCTGCCTATACCGCTTATCTGGGTTCATTATACATTACCCTTATTGCAGAAGCCTAATCGCTAACTTAGGTACACTTAAGCCCATGCCTATCTAAGGTACTGGGCTTTTTCTTAAGCCTTTCTATGTAGGCCCTCATGGGACTTACTAAGGCTTACCATAGGCTTAACTACAGACCTATAGGCCATAGTACTCCATAGACTCCCTGTATGGCCCTGGGCATTATAGGATTACCTGCTAGTCACCTAATGGCCTTTATGTATGATAATATACAGATAATATCTACCGGACTGTATGGGGCCTCCAAATTTCTAAAGTGGTACCTATACCAACCCCTTCCCTATATCCATCAATATACCTATATTACCTACCCACAACCATGCCCACCTTTCAAACCCCTAAAACCTACTTGCATAAAATTCTCACGAAATTATTAAAAATAATTCTTGAAAAATTTTTCAAAAAAAAATCTCAAAATGTTTTGCAGATTAAAATATATTTCTTATCTTTGTAGTGTTGAAAAAGCAAAGAGATATTTAAAATTTTGATTAACTATTTTTAAAGAAAAAATTCTCTGAAAATTTTGCTAATTAAAATATAAATTGTATCTTTGTAATGTAATCAAAAAGCGATCTTTGATATATTGAAACAATATAAAATTAATTTATTCCTTTTCTCTTTTTCTTATGAATCTTTTAGTTTTATAGAGAAAAGGATATAATAAAATAAACATAAAAACTAAAAGTATTTTATTATGGAAGAATTAAAAAATGTAGTAGTAGAAAAAGAAGTTGCTAACAACAAAGTAAACAAAGTTAGTGCAAATAAAGCAAAAGCGCAAGCAAAAGCAAATAGCACTATTAAATTATCAGTTGATAGTATTTTTAAAAATCTAAACGAAAAAACTAACGGACTTTTAAAAACTTCTTTAGGAAAGAAAACAGAAATTTACATTGAATCTTTGTTTTCAGAACTAAATGAAAAGCAAAAAAAAGCGTATCGAAAGAAATTAAGAAACACAACTTTTTCTTTGCTTGATTCGATTTGCAAAGCGAAAGAAGAAAAGAAACAAAATGAACTAAAAACACTTGTTTCTGCATTTACAGAATTTTATAAGCAAGTCTACAAAGTGAATGATTTTTCATTTGCAAGTATTGCAAGCGAAAATACAAAGGACACAAAAAAAGAAGTTCTAACAAAAGGTTTACAAATAGTCAAAAATTTCAAGTAATTAAATGATATGCTATTAAATGTATTTTTATTTGTTGGTGTAATTTGGGTATTAATTCAGATTATCAAAGATACAAAAGATTTTTTAAAGAACTTATAAACTAAATAAAAAGTAAGGGAAAGCAAATAAAAATGTTTGTCCCTTACTTTTTATTTTTGAATGTTAATTTTAACGTAACC